AGGATCAAAAGATCCTCAGGTACTAACAAACCTTCTAGTCTAAATTGGGGTGAATTAGCATACGTAACAGGTATTGGCAGTTACGGTGGAGTTAATCAATACAAAGATAGAATTTTTGTTGGCGATGATGGAAGTAATGTAAATCCAGTTGGTGGATATTACTATACCTCCATGATGGAGCATTCGCCAGGAACTATTGCTGGCGTATCAAATACTAGAAACAGTGACAACGGTGTTGTTGCTGTTCTTGCTCCTGCCACAAATACTAGTGATAGTTCTACTTCGTTAAAAGTTGATCAATGGAACGTTGATAATCTTAGATTAGATGGTAATACCTTATCATCAACAAATACTGATGGTGATATTATTATAGATCCTACTGGTATTGGTAGTGTTATCATTCCAGACGATACGTTTTTAAATTTTGGTAATGATTTAGATAGTAGAGTTGAATATGATGAAAATGGCACCAACCAATTAACATTCACTGGTGCAGACATTAGAATTAACATTCCAACAGAATCAAACGATAAAGACACTGGTGCTTTAATTGTTGAGGGTGGTGTTGGAATTGAAAAAAATCTTTATGTTGGTGGTTCAATTAATGTTTCTGGATCATCAATTTTCGATTCTGTTAAAATTGAAAATAACGTAATATCAACACTTAAAGGAAGTGGTGATACTCTTTACATTGATCCATATCCTGATGGGTTAAGTAATGAAGGAACTGTTGTCATCAAGGGTAATTTACAAGTAGATGGAACAACAACTGCTGTTAATTCAACAACAGTTGATTTAAATGATGCCATTGTTATTCTTGGTGATGTAACCAGTGTAAGAACAGTCATGGAGACTGTTGTTTCTGGTGTAAGTACTATTAGATTAGATTCTGTTGTTGGCATCAATACTGGCGATATTGTTAGTGGAAATGCTGGACTTAATGTAGGTGCTGCTAATACGATTACTGCTTATGATCCTGTAAATAAAATTATTACCTTAAATGATCCAACAATTGCTGGTATTGCAACTGCCTCACAACTGACTATTACTCACGCATATGATACCAATACTGATCGTGGTATTGGATTTAACTATAACACAAGTTCCGGAACATCAAACAATAAAGTAGGTTTCTTTGGATTTGATGACAGTTCTATTGCAGATAGCACTGTTACTACACTAAACAACGGAACTCACGCTGATAACAGTAGAAGATGGACTTATGTTCCCGACGCCACTATTACGAATAGTGTTGTAAGTGGAACCAAAGGATTCTTAGACATTAAAGGTATCTATTATCAGTCTGGTGATTTTAGCACGAATGGTGTTGTATTCTTTGATGATACTGGTTTACAGAGATCCACTAATAATCCAGCATCCTCAGTCATAACTTCTAAGCAAGTTCTAACTGCTATCACCAAAAATACACTAACACTCGGAACGGCAATTACTGTAACTGCCGGTGATATTATTAGACAAGATACAACAGGTGCTTACGGTGTTGTAGAAACTTCTGTAACTTCTTCTTCAACTGTCAATCTTATTGGAGTTGAAGGAACATTCACGAATACTTACAATATAAGAAGAGAAGGGCAGAATGGATTTATTAGTGATCTTGGTTCAATTCCCTCAGCAGTAACAGTAATATATACTAACAAACCACATTGGACTTCAACCCTCGATGGAGGAACATTCTAAAATATGACAAAAGATAGTGAAGTTGATATTAATGTTTTGGTGAGATTATACAATCAAAAACTAGCAACATTAACAAATCAAAACGTTTTATTGGAAGCAAAGTTGCAAACATTGACTGAGGATTTTGCCAGAGAAAAAAATGATCTTTTGATGGCAAATCTAGATCTTCAAAACAAATATGATGATCTACTGAATTCAAAGGAGTCTGAAGAGTAAGAACAATGGCGAAACCAGCAAGTAGACAAGAGTTAATAGATTACTGTCTAAGGCGTCTAGGAGCGCCTGTGCTGGAAATTAACGTTGATGATGACCAAATAGATGATTTGGTTGATGATGCCCTTCAATACTTCAATGAGCGCCACTTTGATGGTGTTGAGAGGATGTATTTGAAGTATCAGATTACCCAGCAAGATATTGATAGGGGATCTGCTAAGGGATCTAATGGAGTCGGAATTGTAACAACGACAGGAACTTCAAATATTGTTGGTACTGCGACTACATTCAGTTTTTATGAAACATCCAATTATATTCAGGTTCCTGATTCCATCATTGGCGTAGAAAAAGTATTTAAGTTTGATACTAGTTCTATTTCTGGTGGAATGTTTAGTATTAAATATCAACTATTTTTGAATGATTTGTACTACTTCAACTCTGTTGAACTTTTACAATATGCTATGGTTAAAAGTTATCTTGAAGATATTGATTTCTTATTAACCACTGATAAACAGGTTAGATTTAATAAGAGACAAAATCGTCTATATTTGGATATTGATTGGGGAGCACAGTCAGCAGGTAACTATATTGTTTTGGACTGTTACAGAATTCTCGATCCTTCCACTTTTACGAATGTGTATAATGACAGTTTCTTGAAGAAATATCTAACAGCATTGATCAAGAGGCAGTGGGGTCAAAACCTAATTAAGTTTAGAGGCGTTAAATTGCCAGGTGGTCTAGAATTTAATGGTAGAGAAATATATGAAGATGCTGAGAGAGAAATAGAGGAAATAACGAAGAGAATGGCAATGGATTACGAACTCCCACCATACGACTTTATTGGATAATGGCACTTAATCCATTCTTTTTACAGGGAACATCTTCTGAACAAAGATTAGTTCAGGACCTAATAAATGAGCATCTTAGAATGCATGGGATTGAAGTTGTTTACATTCCTAGAAAATTTGTAAATAAAAAGACTATTATAGAGGAAGTTCAAAGTTCTAGGTTTGATGATAACTTTGCAATAGAAGCATATGTAAACACATATGATGGTTATTCGGGAGCGGGAGATATTTTAACTAAGTTTGGAATGAGTTTAAGAGATGAAATGCTCATCACCATTTCAAAAGAAAGATTTGAAGATTTTATTGCACCATTTTTGGGAGCGTTGGATGATGGCAGTGGGGAAGGAGAGGTTATATTGTCAACTAGACCGAGAGAAGGTGATTTAATTTATTTTCCTCTTGGTCAAAGACTATTTGAAGTAAAGTTTGTAGAACATGAAAATCCATTCTATCAATTAGGTAGAAATTATGTCTATGAATTAAAGTGTGAATTGTTTGAATATGAAGATGAGGTTATTGATACTTCTATTGATGAAATTGATAGGCAGGTTGAGGAAGAAGGATATATTACAACACTTCAACTTATTGGAGTTGGTAGAACTGCAACAGCTTCTGCTTCTATTCTAGGATCTTTAAATTCAGGATATATTAAGGAAATTTTCTTAAACAATGATGGGTATGGATATACATCAACACCAACAGTTGCAATAAGCTCTTCTCCAACAGGATTAGAAGGAGATAGAGCAACTGCTGTTGCGATCATGGCAACAAGAAATAACGGACTTAAATCTGTTGAACAAATTTATTTGACAAACGCCGGATCTGGATACACTCAACCTCCGATTATAACAATTAGTGGAGGAGGTGGTGCAGGGGCTGCTGCAACATGTTCAATTGAGACAACTTATAATGGCGTAATAAGATTTACTGTAAATGATAATGGAATTGGATATGGAACAGCACCAGTAGTTACTGTTTCTGATCCTGATTTATTATCAGTGAGTGGTATTGGTGAAACTGCTGTTGGTATTGCATCGATGGGTATTGTCGGTGGAACAAATGTTGTCAGATCTATATACGTTGCCAATCCGGGATTTGGATATACATCCACACCAACAGTTACTATTGCAAATCCAGAGACACTCACTGGATTTGGAACTTATCTATTCAATGAAGTTGTTAGGGGATCTAGGTCTGAAATTAGGGCAAGAGTTAAGAGTTGGGATGCGGATACTAATATTCTTAAAATTTCTAATGTTGGAATTGGGGCAACACAACTTCTATTTTTACCTGGAGAAACTATTATTGGAACAGAGTCTGGCGCATTGTATACAGTACAGAGCCATGAGCGAATGGATACATATGATAAATACAGTCAAAATGATGAGATTGAAGAAGAAGCAGATCTCATCTTAGACTTTTCAGAATCAAATCCATTTGGTACTTACTAATGTTAGGGACATATTATTATCACGAGATCATAAGAAAAACAATTATTGCGTTTGGGACTTTATTTAATCAAATCCATATTCAACATAAGGATCAAAATGGTAATAATGTAAGTGATATGAGAGTTCCTATTGCTTACGGTCCAAGACAAAAGTTTTTAGCAAGAATTCAGCAGCAACCCGAATTAAATAAAGCAACACAAATTTCTTTACCGAGAATGTCATTTGAGATGACATCTATTCAGTATGATCCAGCAAGAAAATCTAGTGTTGTTCAAACATTTAAAACCTGTGATGATGGTGGAAATATTAAAAAAGTTTTTATGCCAGTTCCATATAATATTGGATTTGAACTTAACATTTTAACAAAGTTAAATGATGATGCTCTACAAATTGTGGAACAAATTTTACCATTTTTTCAACCAGGATTTAACGTAACGGTAGATCTTGTTGATTCTATCGGGGAAAAAAGAGATATACCAATGGTTTTAGAAAATATTAGTTTTCAAGATGATTATGAAGGTGATTTTTCAACAAGAAGAGCACTAATATACACATTATCATTTACCGCAAAAACATATCTGTTTGGTCCAATTGCAGAAAGCACAGACGGTCTCATTCGCAAGGTTCAAGTTGATATGTACACCAGTACTGATGTTGATAACGCTAAGAGAGAACTGAGATATACAGTAACACCCGATCCATATGATGCAAATCCAGATGATGATTTTGGATTTAATGAGAACTGGGAATTTTTAGATGATTCCAGAACATATAGTCCAACACGCAAAATAGATGTTTGATAAATTATGGATAATAACTATGAGAGCATTGACAACGCTTTGAATATAAAAAGTGAAATAGTCAATGTTGAGAAAGAAACTCCGATTATTAAAGTTGAGAGTTCTAATAACGACATTAAAAAAGATTATGAATATACAAGAGCAAATTTATATTCTCTTATAGAAAAGGGTCAAGAAGCCATTAATGGAATAATGGAACTTGCTGCTGAAAGTGATCAACCAAGAGCATATGAAGTTGCTGGTCAGTTAATCAAAAGTGTTGGAGATGTAACTGATAAATTGATTGACTTACAGAAGAAACTCAAAGATGTTGAAGAGGATACTGTAAAGACAACTAATAATGTAACCAACAATGCAGTATTCGTTGGATCAACTTCTGAACTTTCAAAGTTACTTAAACAAGGTTTTCTAAATAATAAAGAGTAATCTTTTTTCGATGAGTTGGTCTAAGGATTATAAAAAATCAATAGACTGTGGAAATCCAAAAGGTTTTTCACAAAAAGCACATTGTGCTGCTCGTAGAAAAAGAAGTAGAGGTGAAGAAACTAAATCTAAATCACCATTTAGCGAAGAAAAAGCAATGAGCGAAATCCGTTACTGTAAACTGTGTAGGAAAATGGAACAGAGAGATGATTGCTCTTATGGACCTTCAATGTGGGATAGATATACAGCATCAACACCAGCACTTACCGATAATCAGGTAAAGTACAATACAAATCGTCCACATCCTGCTAATGAGTCTAAGGATCACGAGTACTCAATGGCTCGCTCCGAACTTTCAACTATTGTAAAGGCTGCTAAGAGACTTCAGAAAAAAATGAAGAAGGGTGAGGGAAATATTGAAGCTTGGGTTCAATCAAAGATTACAAAAGCAGCAGATTATATTGATTCTGCGGCAGATTATGTAGACAGTGGTGAAATGAATGAAGAAAATGAAAAGTGCGGTGAGGGAAAATATTGGTGTAGAACTGATAAAAAATGTAAGAGTATTCCAAAGGGGTATCACGTTATGCCCAATGGAGACCTTATGAAGGATGGTGAGCATGAAGAGAGTGGTGATGTTAGTGAAGCAAAGCGTGATGGTAAGTCTGCCAAAGATAAAGATTACTCACTACGTGATTGGTTCAAAGGTGGTGGATGGGTTCAAGCGGGTGGCAAGTATGATGGAAAACCCTGTGCTAAACAACCAGGTCAAAAAACTAAACCATTCTGCCGCGATGCTGATGATCGCGCAGCAATGAGTAAGGAAGAAAGAAATAAAAGAGCAGCAAAAAAGCGTAAAGAAGATCCAAATCCAAACAGAAAAGGAAAGGCAAAGTTTGTAACTGTTGAGCAAGTTGATGCAAGTAAGTATGGTGGACCAGAAAAACTTTTACAAAAACTAGTTGATGATAAGAAAAAGCGTGGTGAACCTGATGGTGGTGGAGAAGTAATTAGAACTGGATTACAAAAAGCACATTTTGAACCAGAAGGTCAACAATTAGATGAACTGTGGGGTAAAGTTGCCATTGGTGCAGGTGCTGCACTAATCCCATATCTTATGAAAAAGTTTGCAAAACCAGCAGTTGATAAAGCAATTGATGCACCAGCAACTGGTTCTGGCGATTTAATTGATAAAATGAAGCAAAGGAGAGATGCCACCAATAAAGCACTCCAAAAAAATTCTTATGAATTAGAAGGAGATGTGGTAGAAGAGAAGGATGCTTGCTATAAGAAGGTAAAGGCAAGATATGATGTTTGGCCAAGTGCTTATGCTTCTGGTGCATTAGTCAAGTGCCGTAAAGTCGGTGCAAAAAACTGGGGAAATAAAACTAAAAAAGAAGGATATGAGT